TCTCTTAATGATAGGCGCTCAGTTTTCTTTAATTTTCGCTGTTCTTTTTCTTCAAGTGCCGCAATTCGGATATTTAGTTCACGGTTGATTACATCTACCGGCAAAATCTTTTCTTCACGTTTAGCCATAAGCAAAACTTTGTTATCTGCAAAATAGGCTAAATTGCCATCTGTTTCTAACGGTGCAGTCCAACCGAATCGGCTAATCTCAGACGGTTCGCACGGCGTAAATTGGCATTCTTTTAGTTTTGATTCGATTTCACCGAAGTCAATGTTCTTTGTTAGTTGATAAATGATCGCATTTTTAAACCACATTTTTACTCATCCTTGTAAATTTAAAGGCCACTATTTAGCGGCCTTATTTTTGTTAGTGTAGTTGATTATTTCTCTAATTTGTTCACGAACACGCTCAATCTCTAAGTAGAGAGCTTGCTCTTGCTTATAAAGCTCTTTTAGTTGTTGCTCTATGTTTTCGTTATCCATTTCACCTCCAATTAGCTGAATAGTCGTCCACATTGTATAGAGTGCAATATTCTTTCAGGTGTTTCTTTTACGTTTATGCAATTATCATCGTTTGAATTTAATGTTGTTATTACGGTTGCGCCATTATAAGTATTTAAGCTAACGATGGTTTCTGCATTGATAAATATTTCTCGTTCATCTAAAAGTGTTAATTTAATAAAATTAGCCATATTTCCTCCTAGAATGGTTGTTTCTATGATGTATTTTTACATAATTTATGTATATGGAATTCAAAATGGAATGTTGTCATCAAACGCATCCATTGGCGGCTCAGATTGTTGAGGTTTAGATTGTGCTTTTTGTTGTTTATCTTGCTGTTTAGACGGTTGATTTTATGCGGCATCTTGGTTTCTACCGCCTAGCATTTGAAAGTTATCGCATTGGATTTCAGTGGAGTAACGATCTTGACCGTTATTGTCTTGCCATTTGCGAGTTTTTAAGCGCCCCTCAACATATACTTGAGAGCCTTTATGTAGATATTGAGCGGCGATCTCGGCTAGTTTTCGATAAATGACAATGCGATGCCATTCGGTCACTTCTTTTTTCTCGCCTGAGTTTTTATCCGTCCAGCTTTCACTTGTTGCCACGCTGATATTTACCACTGATTCACCATTAGGCATAGTGCGCACATCAGGATCATTGCCTAAAAAGCCAACGATAATTACTTTATTAATTCCAGCCATATTTACTCCATAGATTTATATGCTTTTAATGTTTTGATAAATGCGGGTATTTCCTTGTCAAACGCCGCCATTAATTTTTCATCTCGCTCAACCGTAAAGAGATAAAACGGTTGTTTTTGATATTCAGGGCAATAACTCACAAAATCCCATGTTTTATATCCAGTCACCCATAAATTTGCTTGTACCTGGATAATATATTCAGACGGCACGCCTCCGTTGATGATGTATTGAATATGCGTACTCATTTTCGGGCATTTAATCTCAAGCCCTTTTTTAAGTTCGGGAATCAATCCATCAGGACTAACCATCAATTCTTTTTTCTCGTTTAGATATACGCCGCCAACTTGCTTGACGGCGTTTCCTGTAAGAAATTCATAAGCAGAGCGGGCAAGTGGCTCAAGCTGATTGCCTCGCTCCATAAAAGCTGATTTATATCCACAATCCTGTAAACCAAGGATGCTTTCTTCAATCAGCTCAGACATATATTTGATTTGCGAGCTTGATTTTTTACCTGTTGGCGTAACGATATTCTCGATTCCTGTTGCCGTTGGAATACCAAGTCTTGCCGTTAGCCATTCTTCAGTTCCTTGCTCGCAATCAAGTGTTATTAGTCCGTCTATCATAAGGGAATATCCTCATCATTGCGTTCATCTTTGGCTTGCTGTTCATTTAGCTTACTAAGCAATCTATTAATTGCGTGTTCAGCATTTGATTTTGTGATTTTTTCAATACTTGGCACATTGCCAGCCGCCGCCAATAATCCCGCAAGATTTGCGCCTGTAACTTCAACTAAGTTTTCAATTTCTTTGATTTGTTCAGGAGTGATTAATTCTACCGATTGAGTTTCAATCACCGTTGTTCCGTTGTCAGGCGTTGTAGCGCCATGCTGATTGATAGGCTCTTCATTTACTTCATCAGCAGTAATTACGCCACCTAATTCATCGGGGAATGCTTTACGCAATGCGCCAGCCTCAGCGCATTTCGCTAATTGGCCTCTAGGGCGTTTGCTCCACATAGAATTAGGCTTGCCTTCTTTTGTTGTTGCGCAAGCCTCAGAAAAATATTCTGTATGGGAAAATGCGCATCGTTCATTATTAATGAATCGATAAACGGTAACTCTGCACCATTCAGGAGCCTCTATACCTCTGAATGTAACCGTATCACCAAAAACTGGCTCATCTTGACCAGCCATTTGACCAGTGCGAAATGCTGTAATGCGCTGCTCGTAAATACCTGGCATGATGACATCACGCCAGTTTTTATTGCCTGTTTTTGCATCTGTCACTGACATTGGCACGATATGACAAGGCTTTTTAAGAATATCTAACTTACGAGCCTTGCAATAATCTACGGCAAGCAAAATACTTTCATCTTTTGCACCAGGGAAAACGCTATTTTGCAAAGTTGTCCAAACTGCGGTATCAATATTGCGTTCGGTTAGGGCTGTTTGAATGTTCGCCGGTAATGTATTCATTTTGTTGTTCCTTTAATTAACTTTCTTGAGTGTTACATTGTCACCGTATTGCTCTTTGATTTTACGAGCGAATGATACGGCATCGTTCAACGTTCCTGAGAATGCGATTCTTACTTCAAAATGCTCAACGGCATCGCCAGGCGACAATTCTTGTGCTTTTAACGTTTCACTTCCCATGTTTTTTTCTTTGCAAGAAGATTGGACGGCTTGCGTTTCAGCTTTTACTTTTGCCTCTTCTTGTGCTTTAGCCTTGATTTCTAATTCACGCTTTTGCTCATCATCAATTCGTTGTTTAATGATTGGCGCTAAATCTTCTTTACTTGCAATTAACTTGATTGCATCAGGGAATAGATAGCTTGATTTAGCAGTTAGCTGCTCAAGGCGTTCAGTCAAGCGAGTGACTTCAATAGTGATCTCGCTAATGATTAGGGTTTTCTCAGCATTTACGGCTTTCGTTAAGCCTGAGATTGAGCTTTTGCGTTTTGTGCTTTCTTCAATCCGACTTGCGATCTTATGCTTTGGAATGTTCTCTTCTAGCGCAAGTGATATATCGCTTGTTTTTGCTAGTTTGTGGCGAATATCTGAGATTTCGGCAATCGCATCATCTACGATCTTAGCTTTAATCTCAGATTCTTTAATTTTGACTAACTTATCTCGAGCTAATCGCTCTTGTCTAAAACGCTCGGCAATGCTTTCGGCTGTTTCAACGAGCTTTTTAATATCACCGCCAACGGCATTTTTGATGGCCAATCTTGTTTTATCCTCTAATTCTTTAAGGATTTTTACTTCTTCTTTTGCTGCCAAGAAGTCATCATCGGTTTCAAAATTGCTTGTTAGGGTAGAGATAAACGCATCCGCTTGTTTCTCAAAGTCTGCAATATTGGTTGTTAAAACTTTGCTTTCTGTAGATAGGATCAACTCAAATTTTTCTGTCATTTTTATTTACCTTATATCTAAATATAACCACGTTTATAATCTTCTTCTTTTTGCGCTATGCGATTTTCAGCAAGTTTTTTTACTGCCTCATCTCTCAAGTTTTTAAGAGCCGATTGATTACATAAGAAGATATTGATCCAAGCGTTATCGTTTTCCTCCATAAGCTCAGAAAACTCGCATAAAGTTTGGCTATCTCCGCTTTTTATTTCTCTTTCTATATCGCTAATTTCATTTTCTACTGCACGCTCATAGGCATCATATTGTTCTTGTGCCTTGTCATAAGCGGTAAAACTAGCCATTTCCCATTGTCGTTGTATCGTTTGCATTTGGAATACCTCTCAATATGTCAAAGTAAGAGCATAAATCCTCGTATTTAAATGTTCTCACCCAATGACCTCTGATTAATTTTTTGCCTCGAGGCTTGATTTGGCGATAATAAATCGCTCGCTCGATTGTGGTTGCGTGTACGCCAAAAAGACGATGAATCTCAGTAAGTTGAAATTCAGTTTGGCGCTCAGATTCAGGCTGTTGATTACGCATTTTGTTGTAATCATCAAAACGTTTTAAATAACGCATCTTGGCCTTTGAAATACGCTTAACTAATGTTGGCTTGGTTGCTAGTCCAGTTTTCGGTTTTGAGCGGCGAGCGAGCTTGTTATTGAGCCATTCAGCCATATTTGCTTTTAACTCTTCACGCTCTCTCTTTCTCGTTTCAGCTAGTTCCACTGATTGATAATCAGAAGAGTGCCACCATACTTTTCCATTAACTCTTTCAACAACATACCAGCCACCTTTCGGATAAGGCTCAATCTTAATTTCTACTTTTGCCTTTTTCATGATCCAATTCCTTTTGTTTTGTTGCGGTAAAGACTAGAGCCTCCTGTCTAGCCTGTTCAGTTAAGTTCGGTTGCAGATCGCCATGTTCTGCATTCCACAATAAAGAGGCTTGCGCTCTTTCTTCTTGCGTATAAGCGTGCGCCGGAGTTGCAGATACAACAATTAGCACGAATAGAGCTAATAACATTGCCGCAATCGATGCAATCCCAAAAATGATGTCAGCAGCTATATGTAAAATGGTTTTGATTTTCATAGTTCACCTCGTATGGTTAATAAGATATTGGTTAAAAAAATCCCCTAGTGCCAAAGTGTGAAAGCAGCTAGGGGCTTAACCAATCTTAAGGAAATATTTTTTTATTATGAAAAACGCTGTTACCAGCTAGAGCCGCTCTCGATTCCATATAAAGTTTCAAGAAGATTGGGCGATTCCATTCGCATTGTGAGAACGGCTTTAGCTGGAGGCTCTCCCTGGATTTGAACCAGTGTTATTTTCCATAACGCTACCGTGTTTTTGTACCGTGTCAGTTTCCACAACCGACTAAACAGAGAGCCATTAAATACCTTTCTTTATACTTGCAAGGCTCAAGTCCCTTATTGTCACCACAACACATAAGGAATATAATTTTGCTAACCACAACACAAATAAGGATAAATTATGAAAAATAATCTCTTAGTTACTTATGATTTAAATAAATCTGGCCAGAATTACGATGCGCTCATTGAAAAAATTAAAACATTAGGCGCATGGGCCAAAGTTCAACAATCTGTTTGGTATCTTCATACTTCTTATTCAACCGATGAAGTTTTAGATCGCCTAAGTAAAGTAACGGACTTCAACGATTCAATTTTTGTTGCAAATATGAGCGATGCTTCTTGGCGAGGATTATCTGCCGAAGTACAGCAGTTTATTCAGGAGCAGTGGTGGAAATAGCTCCGCAACTCCCAGAGCCAGTATTTTTGCCGTAACGATTAATTCGCTCAAATGCGAAACAACATCTATCAGCAATTAATGCAGGTTCTAAACAACCGTTTTCAACCGCTCTTAATACAGCACATTTGATCTGATCTTTATCTCTTTCAGATAGGCTGTTTTCTTTTTTTTCTTCCATTTTTAACCTCATTTGTTTTATGTTTGCCATTTCAAAGCACACTTCTCTCTATCATTCGCAACGGTTTCACGTGCCGTTGTGTCTCTGTACTTCAAATGTGCTTTAGAATGGAGGTTATCACTGGACTTGAACCAGCCTTTTCTTAGCTTGACAGTGTCTAGAATTCAACAAGCCTGAACGTGCTACCACTACACTAGATAACCATGTATGGTGGATGGAGTGGGAATCGAACCCACATTACAACACTTATCTGGTGTTTGCCTTACGGAGGTATAAGCTCCGTCCCTAATCCAATATTGGCAATCCATCCTTTTTTTATCCCCACTGCGACTAGACTTTCTGTAACTGTCAGTTTTTCACTGGTCTCATCTTTCAGTGGGTATTCCGTTTACTCTCATTATGTAGGGTAGGGCTTTTAATCTACACGACCGCATAATGCCGTTATAAGCAAACTTCTTTTAATCTGATTTTTAAAGAGCGTTGAGATTGTGTATCTCGTTTTGATGGACTAATTATGTACTTTAAGTTCATTGTAGTCAAGAACAAAAAGTACGCATTTTAAATAAAATGTACTAACTGTTCATATTTAATTGATTTTCAAAGAAATAAATTTTCAAGAAATGTGTTTAATTGCTTGTTTTTTGATCGATTACAAGGTGAAGTTTATGTTTTGAAGTGTATTTTTGTGATTTTTGCGATGCTGATCGCAAATTTTGGCGGCGACAATTGGTTTAAATTGATGTTGGTTTATGATGTCCCCGCCGATAAGGAGGGAGAATTATGAAAAAAGAGTTTAAAAAATGGCTAATCTCGCTGAATTGCGAAGGGATTAATAGCTTAGGGATTGATGAGATAGTGTCGCGCGTAGATGAAGAGTTGAGAATTGTGCGCGCTAATGAACAGGAGAGGATTGTGCTGGAGGAGTTGATTGCGGAGTTTAAATGTTAATAAATAAACCGCCAGAAGGCGGTTATTGTGGTTGATATGTCTCCGACATTGATGTCGGAGACATCAGATGAAACCACGTCAGTGCGTGGTTTAACGGTTAAATGGCTTTAGCGAAATTAATAATTTGTTTATCTTCATTCCAGCTAATGTGTTGTAACTTGAAGTGATCAAATGTTCGCTTAATTGTATCGAGAATATTAGCTTTATGCGCTGTGTTTGGTGTATCAAGCGCAAATAAAATATTCTCTCTTTTAATAAATCCTTCTTGCTCTGCGCGATTAATTTTCGCTACCCAACTATCACAATGTTCAATCATGCTCGGGCTTTCAACCTGATCGAATGCAAGAGGTTTTACCGCTTTTAAAATATGTTTATCTTGTTGGTTTTTCAATGCCAAAGGAAGGGCAAATTTAGCAAAATCACCATTCACCATATATTGTTTGTATTGTGCAAGAACACTGTCGTTTTCTTGTCTAAACAAGGTTTTGTAATGTTTCAAAATCACTTGTTCTTGGCTTTCTGTCTTTACTCCAGCATTTTGGATAAATTGCGTATATAGCTTGTTAAAATAATCTTGCGGATCATCCACCATACCTACCGCAGCATTGCTATATTGAACAATGCCCTCTTTCACATCAATGTAATGGTGAAAGAAGGTCGCCATCTCTTGGGCGCTGCCGTTAAATGGTTGATTAACTATATATTGTAATTCATCATTAATCGTTTCACGGACAGTTTCAAACATTTTGCTTTTATAGAAAAAATCATTCACGCGCTTGTTATTTTTAGGTACAAGTTGATAAGTGAGTTTTTTCTTTTGGGGCTCGCACATCAATAAGCCAACATTGACAAACTCGCCTGTTTCAAAGTACGGACGATACCGCACAAAGCTGTATAAAATAGGTTGTTTCATTCTATGTTGTCCCAGTAATTTTCTTGTGTTATTCGGTTTAAAAGTGCTTTTATTCGGTTGATTTGGTGCTCAATTTTGTGAAATTCTTCGTCTCCAACAAACCAATCATCCGGAATGGAGTGATAAATATGGTCAAATTTTTTGAGTGTGTCAATGGCTTTGTCTGTAAAAGTTTGTTTATCCACCCAGTCAAGTCGCCATTCTCTGTTCTGTGGTGAAAAGATATGTTCAGAAAAATCAGCTCTTTCGTCAAAAGCAAGATTATGATCTATCACTAAAATTTTTTGCTGTTGTTCGTCAAAAAGCAGATTAATATTTCCTGTACCGACTTGTGATGCGGTTCTGTCAGAATTTAAAATCCAACGATCAAACATATAGAGTAATTTTTGTTCTGGTTCCGATAAAAATGCAGGATTTTTGACTTGAACGGTTTTGGCAATTTTGGCATTTACCACAAATGATGATGCGAATGCTATTCCGTTGGGCAAGTCTTGCCGCCACTCCGGAGAAACGTATTGGGTTGATTCCGGCGTTATTTCAACAAAATCAATACTTGGGCACGGAAGCCCTATTTCATGAGCCAGTGTTGAGCCTATGACTTCCGCTAATAATTGACTGATTGGCATCATAGACAATGTTTTTATGATAAACCAATTCTCTTTATCTGTTTGACAAATAAAGGGACGGGTTATCCCCATTTCCATTCTTTCTCTGATAAATATGATTTTATCCATTATCTTATCCAATAACACTTCCTCTACCGTTGCCATTACAACCCATTAAACCCACATACTCACTCCACGCTATAACGTTTCTACGCGTTCTCTTGCCACGCCAATAATACGGATTTCTTGGTTGAGTGAGCTTAATGTCGGAAACATCGGATTAAGCGGAACAAGCTCAAAGTGCGGTATGCCTTCTGGTGTTCTCGTGCCAAGCTCTTTGTATTGTTTAAATGTTGCCTCGTTGTCGCCATTGATTGCTGCCACGAATTTCCCTGGAGTTGGCACAATATCAGGATCGATTAAAACAAGATCGCCCTCATTAAAACGGGGGAGCATAGATTTACCTTCAATTCGTAAATAAAAAGAGTTTTCAGAGGCGATGACAGTGCTTGGGATCATCTTGTAACCGTCAAATCCTTCAAGCGATCTGATATCTGTCCATAGTCCAGCTTGGATTGGACTTAATAAAGGGTAGGATATTTGCTTTTCGATTTTCTCAATAGAAGCATTCTTATCGCCATAACTTAACCATTCTTTTGTAACGCCTAGAAAATCGGCCAAAACATAGATATTTGATTGAGTTGGCAACGTCTCTGCATTGAACCATTTGCTCACAGCTTTTGGCGTAATTTTCAGTATATCTGCAATAATTTTTCCTCTACCTTTTTCTGGCAAGTTCTTTCTTTTGCACGCAATGTCTAACCGAGCGGCAAAGTCCTGTTTAATTTTTTCTTCAGTAATCATTTCATCCACCTTTGAACTATTGGTTCAATTATAAATAAAACTTGAAGTACTTTCAGTTCTGATTTATTATGTACCCAAAGTTCATTTAAAGAGATTATATATGAAAAGCTTAAAACACATTATTGACTCTTTGGGTGCGGCTAAAGTGGCAGATTTATGCGGTATTTCTGTGCGTGCAGTTTACAAATGGCGGACATCAAATTCGCTACCACGAACTGAATATACAGGAGAAACCAAATATTCAGAGATTCTATCTCAAGCCTTGGAAAATGTTATTTCTGCGGAAGAGATTAGAAACTTTAGTAATCCCATTAAGTCAGGTCATGCGCTTGGCGCATGACTGTAATTTACCAATAGGCAAGCGCAATGGCACGCAATGAATTAAGCAAAGACGCAATGAAGATTGCGGATTTGATCTACAAGAAATCGTCCGAAAAGACGAACAAGGAGATAGCGGAAAAGATTGGGATTGACCCAAGCAACCTTGGCAGATTCCAAACTAACTATCTCGAAATGGTGTGTGCTTATCTCGATGAAATTGGGTTAAGCGTACACGTAAAAGGGGAGTCTTGTGTTATTCCGCAAGATGAACACAAGGCTTTAATCACTTTAGCAAAGAAAGCGATTGAAGAAATGGGGCAATAAAAAACCACGGCGGCAACCGTGGTTAATTACACTCACAAGGAGTTCTTAATGAATCAATTAATCGTTATTGATAATACGAAAATTAAACAAGATAGTCAAGGGCGCTATTGCCTTAACGATTTACACCGAGCAAGTGGCGGAAACCCTATTCACGCACCAAGTCAATTTTTGCGCCTAAAAGGCACAAAAGACTTTGTATCGGTGTTAGATGGCCACAATGCAAATATGCATTCTGCCTTAGAAATCATCAACGGTGGAACAAACCAAGGTTGCTACGCTACGGAAAAGCTAGTTTACAAATATGCTGCGTGGATTAATCCAGAATTTGAAGTAAAAGTCTATGACACTTTTGACAAGGTAGTGAAAGGCAAATTACAACCAAATAAAACCGCACTTATCCCGCAATCATTTTCCGAAGCATTAATGCTTGCCGCGCAATTACAAGCTGAAAAAGAGCAAAACGCTCCGAAAGTAGAGGCCTTTGATCGCTTAGCAACCGCAACAGAAGGTGCGATGAATCTAACCAACGCTGCCAAACACCTCCAAATGCAACCGAGAGCATTTAACCAATTTTTATTTGCTCACGGGTGGATTTATAAGCGCACTGTTGGATCTGCTTGGATTGCTTACCAAGACAAATTACAACACGGTTATTTAGAGCATAAAGCACACCCCGTCACACAACCTGACGGAACAGAAAAAATCTATCCTCAAGTATTAGTAACTGCAAGGGGTTTAGCCAAACTATCAACAATGTTAAACAAGGCGGCAGCATGAGTAACAATAGTTTTATCCCAAATTCTTTCCAGGTTCCGAATGCTTTGGTTGATGAATTAATGGCAGAAATGAGCGGCATAGAACTCAAATGCTACTTGTTCGTTGTTCGTAAAACAAAAGGCTGGAACAAGGAATTCGATGCAATCTCTTTAACTCAATTTATCAAGTTTACTGGAGCTGGCAAAACGGCTGTGGTTGATGCGCTGAAAAAACTTGTTGATTTAGGTCTTTTAACCAAGAAAACAGGCTCAAGAAATACATCAGTTTTTTCCATTAACCTGTTCGGAAAACGAACTAGTTCGGAAAGTGAACTAGTTCAGAAAGTGAACAGCACTAGTTCGGAAAGTGAACCAGTGACTAGTTCAGAAAGTGAACTAGTTCAGAAAGTGAACAGCACTAGTTCGGAAAGTGAACCAGTGACTAGTTCAGAAAGTGAACATACAAAAAACAATAATATAAATACCACTACTAAAAATAAAAATAATAATACACGCACTGCAAAAACAAACGTAAAAGAGCTGCTTGCTGAATATGGTGTTACAGGTCAGCTTGCTGATGAATTTATTGCCCATCGTAAATGCAAAAAAGCGCCAATCACTAAAAGAGTGATGACTTGCATTGCAAATAATGCTCGCATAGCTGGAATTGAAACATCGTTTGCGATTGAAATTATCTTGGCAAGAGGTACTTGGGTTACGTTTGATGCAGCTTGGAATTGGCAATCAACCGCCTCTTCATTGCGCAATGAAAAAGCCAAAACAGGTAAATTTGATGCTCACAATGGTTTAAGAGATAGAGATCTTGGAGAAACAGAAGTTCCAAGTTGGGCTTTAGACGGTAAAGACGGTGAAAGCGAGGTGTAATCATGGATAAAAGAGAATTACAAGAAAAGCTAATCAGTCTTAAATCAGAGTATAAAAACGCAATCAACGGATTGCCGGTGGCTGAAAATCTACTGCCAAGCCAACAGGTTAAGGCGCATTGTCCGAAACACGGCGAATTTACTAAGTATGTAAGAAAAGTTGAATTTTTCAGTAAAACGTTTGAAACAAGATGCCCACACTGTATCAAAGAAGAAATTGAATTGATTGAGCAGCAAATTAGAGATTTTGATAGCGAGAAAAGAAAAGCGAAAATCAAAGAGCTAAAAGATAAATCAGGTATTCCACTAAGATTTGCCTCATCTAACTTTGATAGCTATATCGAAACCGCTCAAAATCGCTTGGCTAAGAAGATTTGCCAACGCTATGCAGATAAATGGTTAGAGCGATTCAAATTAGGCGGTGGATTGGTATTTTGCGGTAAACCTGGAACAGGGAAAAATCATTTAGCTTGCGCCATTGCCAATAGCGTGATCGAAAACCATCAATCCGATGTGTATCTAACCACTGTAATGCGGATTATCCGAAAAGTTAAATCAACATGGGGTAAAGATTCAGATTTAACCGAGGAAGATGCAATTAAATTTTATTGCAGTAAGAGCTTATTAATCATTGATGAATTAGGCGTTCAGTTCGGTACAGAATCAGAAAAAATCATTTTGTTTGAAATAATCAATGAGCGATACGAGCAAATGCGGCCAACAATTCTAATTAGCAATCTGACTGAGGAAGAATTAGGCAAATACATCGGAGACCGCATTATAGACCGAATGAAAGAGGGT